CTGCTTTACAATAGCACGTAGAGGAGCTCGCGCATCTTGAAGGCGTAAATCAGCAAGCATGACTTCTTGATTAAGGAGATAAATTTGAAAATCCTCTGGCTCTGATTTTTGATATTCTTTATGTAATGCCATACGAGCATCATCGTATTCTTTATTTGCGAGTGCAATGGCATCTCGTCTTACCTGTTCCATATCGATTCGCTCATCGGGCATAACATCGCGATACACAGGAAGGGTAATGGTTCGTACGACCTCTCCATCTTTACGTTCTACCAAGTTTCCTTGCTCATCATATTCATAGGATAATGGTATTCGTTTAGAAGCTTCTTTTTTCTTAGCATATTTGGCTTTCTCTGCCGATGCTTTTTTCTTATAATATTTGGCTAGCTCCTCTCGTTTTTGCTCATCCGACATTTCTCTACTTTACTGCATTAATTTGCTATCTCGTAGAAAAAGACAGTCTACAAATTTCTGAAACTTAGTAGTAATGTCGAATCCGGATAGCAGCGTTGATGGATTATATGCCGCCTTTCCTTCCGCTATTTTTATTTTTATTATTGTCATTGCCCTATTTCAAGTGATGAGCTCTCACGCATCATTTAAATGGGTATTATGGATCGGAGTACCACTATTTGGATTTTTGGCGGCGATTGCAATGAACATTGCATCACAATATACCGCATGTGGCGGAATCACCTTTGGTAAGGCAATGCTGGGAGGTGTTCCCTCTTTACTTGCGGCATGGATTGGTTTAGGAATTGCCTCTTTTGAAACATGCCGTATACCTATTGCAACCGTATTTGCACCCCTATTTATTGGAAAAACAGTAGATGTGACACGAAATGAGTCAAACATGGCCATCAATTCTGTACGTAATTCAAAAGCATGCTGTACTCCCAAATTAATATTAGAGGACATTGAAGCAAATGTGCCAATGGTAAAGGGTCTTGGGTATGGATTTTATTTACTCTTTGCCATGTTATTTGGTGGACTGGTGGGAACAGGAATTGCAGTAGTATGCTAATTTACTCTAGATCGGATGATTCCATCTGATCATTATGTAATGCATTATGCATTTCTCCATTCGATGTCATATTATGATAAACAAGATTGGGTGCTTCGGGTCCCAAATAAATGTATTTTGGAACTCCCTTCTTTACAGTTTCACTGGCATCCAAAATATAATATCCTCTCTTCATTTCATTCATAGAAGATGGCTTCTTTTTACTAAGAACCGGTGACATCGCTTTGGTTGAAACATTTTGAGGAGCCAATATATCATTGGATACGATAACGTCTGTATTATTGGAAGCACCACTGAGACCAGTGATGCTTGCAATCATTAACGTAATCAAATAAGAGAGAATTGCCCAAAGTATGGTAAATAACCAAAATGGCATCCATGTATATTTTAGTTTATTTCGTCCAAGTCCAAATTCCTTCCAGTTTCCATCCTTTGAAAACATGAGTTCAGGTTTAAAATACAGGATAATGGAAATACCCAAGAGGTATAATAATCCCGAGTAGATAAGGAGGGACATCTCTTCTTGTTCATAATAGAAAAATTGGTGTAGGAAACTCATTATTCATAATCATCGTCTGCATGTTGATTATGACTATATCCTTCCTCCTCTCCATCATATTCTGGAAATCCATAATCATCCACTGCTCTTCCCTCAGGATCAAACATGGAACCGTCTGCATGGCCGGGAAAATCAATGATACCTGCATCGAGACGTTTTTGACGCTCCTGATCAAAGTAGTCTTTGTCATAAGCATAAATCAATTTGGTTCCACCCACCGCCCATTTTCCGAGCCCATATCTCTTATTAGTAAGCTCTACTGCACGCTCTTCTGGTGTTAGTCTATCAAACTCCTTAATCACATTTGTACGTTCCTTCTCATCGCGTATCGCAATTTTATCACGAATGGTTTTCTCATCATATGACATACGCTCTCTGTCAAACTTGACAATACTATCTGCAACCAATTGAAGTAAGAATTGCATAGGAATTCCTTTTAGCAAAGAAGAAGATTCAACCGATGCAGTAATCATAGTCGCCAATGGTCCATAAAAGATACATTTTTGAATGTATCGTAATGTGATATTACCACCTGGTACCATTCCTGGTCGAATACTATTCATAAATGGCAACAAAACACTCATTTGTTCAACATATAGAGTCATTAATGGAACAGCACCCTCTTGAATTGCATCCTCTGCCATTGTTTCTTGTCTTTTATTGAATGATTGGATCTCATTATTAAGGATCGGTTGCAAATACTTTTCCACATGATCTTGTGATAAATCTTTTACTAATTCAACAGGAACCTTCCAATGCTTTAAATCAAAATTAGAAAGAAGACGCTTGAAGGGAACAATAAAATACATGCGAACGACATTAAAGAAATCGACCCACGATAGATTGGTAATTGCATCAAGTAATTCAGCAAACCCCTTATTCTTCTTAAACTTATCTTTTACAATGAGAATTTGTTCACGTGATGCATCTGCAAGTTCGACCACAGCTTGGGCAATATCCTGTTTATCCGCACTATTACCAAGTTCTTTGAATCGGTCGATCGTTACAATCATAATGTCTTCCCAATCATCAATAGGCATTGGCTCTACTGCCGCCAATTCCAACATGGCAATCTCCATCGTCGATGCAATCATTGGCTCAACCGGTTTCACTTGATTTACAATATGAATGGTATCTAACAAATCTACAAATGCATCTGTATCAGTATTAACCTCTTGTCTTGCCAATTCTGGCTTACCCTCTTCTTCCGCTTTCATGATTGATGGATGTTCAGGAAATTGAAACCCGCACCAGGTACATTGATTAGTAAGGCCAGGTTCATGAGCATGACCCTTACGCGGTCCATCAAAACAGCACTTGAGAAACAGACGATAATACAGACCCTTTTCTGCTTCCACCACACCTGCCTCTGCTTCACGTGGATGAAACTCCGTTAATAAGAAAGAGCCCTGTTTATTCGGCTGAAGACGCCGAAGCGGTAATTCAGGTAAACCATCCTGAGATGCCCAGAATGATTCGGGTTCTTGAAGTTTTACCGTGCAACATGTTGCCTCTATCAGTGGTGATCCCCTTACCAACGACACTGTCTCCTGTGCGACTTGATGGGCTTGGCGAATCCACATTCGCATAAGAGATGTCTGACCCTTATTTCCCATATGCGCTGCCACTTCAGGAACAATAGCATCCTTGGCCGCATCCTCTTTTCGAAGTAGGATCTGTTCAGGTAAGAAGCTTGCAAAGATTTGATCGGTTGGATAATTACTTTGATGATCTTTCATTTCTGCAAGATATTTGCGTTTGGACTGAAGTCGACTCTGAACCATATCGGTTATTGCCATTCCTTTCAGTATTTTTTGCGGATTATTTCCAACCATATTAACAGTGAGATAAATCATAATAGCGTTCATACGTTTTGTAGTATCTGCAACTTTCTGAAACCCTGTAAGATTCCATGGAGGTGATTTATTTTGAACCGAAGAAATGGCGCATGCAATATAGGTTAGACCTCGAATCTCTGATAATTCGGGTGTTAATGGATATCCATCAAAACCAGGCGAAGAGCATCCAGCCAATATATGATGAACAGGATAGGCTGGAAACTTCGTTTGAATTTCAATCAATAATGCACATCCGCATGCAGTAATCAATAGACGACTTGATTCTGCCTCATATTCCGCAAGACCTGGTTTTGATTTTCTACGTTCATTATGTGCATCTTTTGTAGGAAATGTACGTGATTGTACCATCACGTATTCAATGGTGCGTCGATATCCATTCTGATCAAGCGAAATACCTACTTTATCAGCAATGGTATGAATAATATGATAACATACCTGCTCATTCTTACTTAAATTCAAACGTGCAAACTCAGGAGGCTCAATGGGGACACTTGTCAATAGATCTAATTTTTCTTCTAATTTCGCATCTTCGTCTACAAGAACCGAACTTCCAGATTTAGGTTTTCCATCATCATCAAATTCCATGTTATTGTCAAAGTCCAATTCACGAATGGCTTGGCCGCAGTTTCGACAAATGTACTTTCCTTGAAATTGTCCACCCGAGCACTTCAGAATAATCTCTTTCTCCAAGACGCCTTTCTCTTTCGGATTCAAGTACGCCTGAAGCTGAAGACGCTCATGAATGCAGATCAAGTGTTCTTTGCAAATGGTACAATCAATCCAGTTTTGATCACGATTTCCTTGGTACATGCGGAACACTTTGGATAGTTGCTCAAAACGCTCTGCATCCTCTCGAATTCGTCGAACCGATACCAAATCTGCGACATGGCGACAAGGATTCTTTTTAGGGCGCTCACCCTTATTGAGCTCATTCTTTTGAAGAGTCGTAGCAACCAGAAGCTGATTAATATAGTTATTGCGATTCGATTGATAGAGAGATTTTGCAATTAAGAGATTATTTCCTCCTGCCGCTACTTGAAAATAGTTGGCATGGCGTTTCATTAAATGAATCACCATTCCCAGATCCGATCCAACTAAGCCAGGATTGACATTCTCAAATTCTTGTAAGTCCTCTACCAAAGTGGGTTGTCCGCGAATAATATTCAAAAATTCAGGATCAACCAAAAATGGATTAGCAACAGGTGATGGTGGAACTTGTTGAACCATTTCACGTAGTTTGGCAAGAGAGGACAATAGTTGCGATTGATAAGAAGAAATCTTACCAAGAAGAACATTTACCAATTTCTCATTTAACTCTAAATTCTCTACACCATATTGTTGTAGAGTAGAAAAGGTATCTCCTAGGCCAAGGGCAGGAACAGAGATTCCATCTACATAGTCTGCTAGTTCAATGTTTGCACTTTGACCATCGAGTAAGTTAAGAAAATAAATATCTTTGGTAGTTGCATTTTCTTTTGGAATACCTGTCTCTTTCAAAATCATGCGCATGGTTTTGGGTGGTAACTGACTTCGTCCTGAATCGATTGCAAGGCTTTCAGAACGAGTGATCCCCAGATAATTGGCTAAATGCGTAGGAAAGAGCAAATAACCATTCATATTCGATTTATCTTCTTGGATGAAGACATCCTTGCTTCGATCATCCGATCCTTTACGATATGTTGTTGCAAGAGCACGTTCTACACCAAACGGTATTTCAGCAAAGATTGGTGGAATCTCTTTATCATGTGATGCCTTATATCCTGGAATTAATTCTTTAATCATATTACCATTATCATCTTCAGATGGGGGTAAAATACGAAAAAAATCAGTGTCAGCGAGTGCTTTCCATCCATTGGCATCTTGATCAGATGGTTTCCAAGGTGTAATCATTTCCGTTATGAATGCATTTTCTTTAACCCATTCCCATCGCTCTTTTTTACGTAATTCATCTGTTATATTGGTTAATTGAATACTTCTTTCTAGTTCTTGTTCAAAATTCTCAAAATGAACAAAGTCAAAATCGGCATCATCGAGATCTCCTGTCTCGTATTCTTTTTTAGACACATTAAGAATGGCGCGACCTAGAGGAATCGGCGTTTGTTGAATTAATTGATCCAGTGTTTCTGCAGAGACATTCTGTACACCTTGAATGGTTCCATCATCATTGAATGCAACAGTAAGTTGTTTCAAATAAAATAGAGTTTCTACCAAAATGCGAACATTTCGAATGGCCTTTGGATCTTTTTGAAGAAAAACATCTAGCCCAGACATAAAATCATTCAGCGCATCCATTTTTTGTAGATTATCAGGTATGCTCTGTTCATAGGAGGCCGCCTCACGAAAAACACGCTGCACGGCTACTTCGATAAATCCTATAATCTTGGCCTCTTGTTCAGGCTCTTCCACCTCTTCGAGATTCTCTACAATTTTATCCTCATCATCCTCTTTCACAGGAGGTTCATCCACGTAGGACTGAACACTGATCATGATAAAATTCTCATCTCGTGGAATTCCAATAAACTCGAAAGAGAGTACTTTTGGTGGTTCAGGATCTTCTGGATCCTCTAGTACAATCTGATCCTCATCCTCGTCTACTTTTATGATTTTATAGGATTTATCAATTGATCCATCTGCTAGGAAAGTATCGATTACCTGTCCTACTCGAAAATCCTGTTGCTCCACAAATGAATCAAACTTGCGTTTTTCAATAACATAAGCGGCAGTTACTCCATCCTCCTCTGCATATTCTTCTTGAGCACCTTCATTATCTACCACAAAGTCGCGGAGAAGATTGGAGATTCCATCAGGTTTTATCCGAATCAATTCAAGACTTCGATAATAAACAGTACCCGTTGTTCTTCCATATTTTTTAGAATCAATTACAATACGATCGCCTAATTCAATAAATAACATTGGATCATCCTCTTGTCCAAGTATACTGGTTTCAGCTGTCGGAGCAATTTGTATGGATCCTGTTTCTGACTCTACTGATTGCTCAAATTCAGCATCAATGTTTGGTGCATTATCCTCTTCAGATAGACTTAATTCAGATTGTGAATCAATGTCAGGTACTTCTTCCATGTTCCCTATCATCCTCATGAGAATCTATTACTCGAAGAAATACTTCAATTTCGATTCAATATAAAGGAGTCATGGCATTAGTATACTAAGAAATAACATGACAATACAGTATGACCACACTGTTTTTAAGGATTTAATAGCAGCATATCCTACATGGAAAGAATTAGAGGCGTATCTAGAATCAGAACAGGGTGGCCAGTTCCGTGTAGTGGATCAAAAAGGGGATCTATGTATTATTCGTTATGAAAAGGGTGTTTCTAACATGAACCTTCCGCATAGTCGATGGTTTCGTTCTGTCGTATGGAATACTGTCACCAATCAACCCATGTGTGTATCTCCACCCAAAACGACTCAGACGGAGTTTCCATTTTCATATGTAGATGATGCGGTACAGAATGGTGTAATCTCTCAAGAGTTAGTGGATGGTGTAATGATTAATTGTTTCAAAATGGTTGATAACAACGAACTATATGTTACAACCCGTTCCAAGTTAAACGCAGCCGGAAACTTTTATTCCCCCAAGTCTTTTCGTGCGTTATTTATCGAATGCTACACAGGATATAATGTGGATCCCAATGCAATCGATCAGGTAATTCAGGAACGATCTAACAATTTTAGCGCACCCGATAAAGAGAAAAAGGAAGTTGCCATTTTTTATAGTTATGTGATTCAACATGTGGAGCATCGTATTGTGGCACCAAACAAAAGAAATGTATGTGTATTAATTCATAAAGGGACAGTGTATGAAGATGGACGAATTGTTATGGAGGATGGATTTCCATTTATACAATCCAGTCTATATTACTTAAAGTCGCCCTTCTCCAAAGAGGATGAATTGAGTGGTAAAACCATAGAGGAGTGGATTAAGAATATATATGAAAAATCATCATGGCAATTTCAAGGGGTTGTATTAAAAGATTCAAAGGGAAATCGTTGGCGTTTTCGATCAAGTAAATATACTGCTGTAAAATCACTGCGTGGAAATAGCCCTGTATTGGTGGAGCGATATGCACAACTGTATACTCAAAACTTAATTCAGAAATATTTGGAATATTATCCTGAGGAGACATTTGTATTCTCCTTTCATTCGGATGGAATAAATAAAATTATTCAGCAATTGTATCGACATTATATTGCACTTCATGTGACAAAAACGGTCAGCGCTGCAGAGATTGATAAAATGTTTTCACCCCACCTATACGCATTACATGGAATTTACCTTTCTCATCTTCGACCAGAGAAGAAGAAACTCACACCTATAGAAGTACAAATTTACCTTCATAAACTACCGTGGCAGAGAATTGCATTTCTTCTTCGTAGACACCAGGAATCTTATTTTTCCATGTTGGAAGATGCTGTGATAGAACCTTTTTTATAAATCCAACCTAAACCTGCGTCCAATTTATATGTGTAGACATGCAGATTGGAATCATTGGAAACGGCTTTGTAGGAAAGGCAACAAGACAACTAGAAACAAATTCTATTGAAGTATTGGCATATGATATACGCCCTGAGCTTTGTATTCCTGTTGGACTAACTCTGAAACAGTTGGCGCAATGTGATATTATTTTTGTGTGTGTGCCAACTCCGATGGAGTCTTCAGGAAAATGCCATCTGGGTATTGTTGAATCGGTGATGAAAGATCTTTCTTCGGTAATTGACCCTTCTAAGAATTTTATTGTTCTTCGTTCAACGGTTCCATCTGGAACATGTGATCGTCTGGGATGTTATTTTATGCCCGAGTTTTTGACGGAGAAGAATTATATCCAGGATTTCATTGATTGTGAAAACTGGGTATTTGGTCTACGAGGAACGGAACATGATGTCGCCTTTCAAAAGACCATTAAGCGTCTCTTTGAACATGCATATGATGCGGGAAGAATTAAACATAATGTAGTTCATTTTCGTAGCAACAATGAGGCTGAAATGATTAAATATTTTCGCAATTGTTTTCTATCTGCAAAGATTTCCTTTTGCAATGAGATGGAAGAATTTTGTTCGAAGAAGGGAATCAATTATGAGAATGTTCGATCGTTTGCTACACTTGATTCACGAATTGGTGGATCACATACTTTTGTTCCAGGTCACGATGGTAAGAGAGGATTTGGTGGTACTTGTTTTCCAAAAGATACAGGATCACTTCTCTATCAAATGGGTGAAGTAGGAATGAAATCATATGTTCTTGATGCCATGGTAACTCGAAATAATGAAGTAGATCGTGCTGAACAGGATTGGAATGATAATAAGGGACGCGCTGTTCTATAAATTGTATTAGATACACAATAGATAGAGAAATGTCATCTGTTCGGTCGGATCAATCAAAACAGCCGGTTCGGCAGTTTGTATCATCCATTCCTTTTCATCAAAATATTTTTAGTTATCAACTAACTCGAAACATCGCATCCGATGAGCAAATCGGTGTTTTACGTGCAAATATAACAGGTGCAAATGCAAAAACATGCCCTTCCGGTCGTATTTTACGGGAAAATGGTAAGAAATTATATCCAGGGGTGAACTCGGGTGTTTCTACGTATATGATTGGAGTGATTGATTCTATTTCAAAAATAACTGGATTTATTGATCCAAATTCGCCAGTATTTGCAGTATATAGCACTGATTTGCCTGCAGCATTTGAGGATGGAGTGGATCCTGGTCCACAAGGATACAAAGATGTGGGACCCCCTGTTTTTACGAATGGTTCAATCTATGCAGCTGTTAATGGAACCATTCAAAGTACACTTACTACATCAACAACAAATGCAACAATTGCCAATATCAACAGAGGATACTATTCTACTTTTCATGGAAGTACATTGACAGGATCTACTATTAATGTTTCAACTCTAAATGTGGATATGGGATATTATTCTACATTGGAGGGCGATGTATTGAATGGCTCAACAATTAATGGATCAACAATCAATATTGCGAATGGATATTATTCCACTCTCGAAGGCGATATAATCAATGGTTCTACAATTAACGTATCTACTCTCAATGTTGATAGAGGATTTTATTCAACTCTTTATGGAAGTTCAATTACTGCATGTACTATCAATTATAGTTATGTAAATTATGATCGCGTAGAAGTATTAAATGTAAATCACGAGTTTTTCTCAACCTCAAATGGAAGCACTTTAATGGCCTCTACGATTAATGTTTCATCGCTCTATATTGACACTGCCGCTTTTTCAACTACAACAGGCAGTACCATGGATTGTGATGTGATTAATGTAAAACAAGAGACATTTTCCAGCCTTCTAGGTGGTGATATTAATACAAGTACGATTACTGTCAATCAATTAACCTTTTCTAGTTTGTCAGGTAGCAATCTAAATATGAGTACCATTGGTGTTGGTCAAGTGACCGTTTCTAGTATTCTTGGAGGAGATATCAATACAAGCACCATCAGCACCAATCTATTGACCTATTCTAGTCTTATAGGTGGTGATATTAATACAAGTAGTATTACTGTCAATCAATTGACATTTTCTAGTTTGGCAGGAAGTGGTATTAATATGAGTACTATTGGAGTTGGTCAATTGACCTTTTCTAGTATACTTGGTGGTGATATTAATACGAGCACCATCACTGTCAATCAATTAAAGTTTTCAAGCATGGATGGTCCTATCACTCTCAGTTCTGCAAATCTTAGTACCATTACTGTAAGCCAATTGACCTATTCTAGTCTTCTAGGTGGTGATATTAATACAAGCAGCATTACTGTTAATCAGTTGAAGTTTTCAAGTATGGAGGGTCCTATTACTCTTAGTTCCGCGAATCTTAGTACCATTACTGTAAGCCAATTGACCTATTCTAGTCTTCTAGGTGGTGATATTAATACAAGCACCATCACTGTCAATCAATTAAAGTTTTCGAGTATGGATGGTCCTATCAGTCTTAGCTCTATAAATCTTAGTACCATTGCTGTAAGCCAATTGACCTATTCTAGTTTGATAGGAGGTAATATTAATAATAGTAGTTTTATTGGGTCAAGTATAAATGTAAATTATATAGATGTATCTACATTGAATGCATTTGTATTACATGCGTCAACTGTTGTTTCTACTCTTACTGAAACGGTATCTACATTGGATGTATTTGTGATGCTTCGTACAAGTACCGTTACAACCTCGACTCTAATATGTAATACAGCAGATGTAAGTACCATCTCATCGAATCAGATCACCATGTCCTCTATTCAAGGTGCAAATGTGAATGTATCATCCATTACTACTTCATTGATAAATGGCCAGCCATATATTCCAGGCGGAGGTGGAGGTGGAGGTAGTATTGCAGCAGGTATCATTAGCATGTATGCTGGTTCCAGCGATCCAAGTGGATGGTATATTTGTGATGGACGTTCTCTTTCAAGAACGAGTGTATCTACGCTCTTTAATGTAATTGGCACAACGTATGGATCATTGGATGCAAACTCTTTTTGTATCCCCAATTTACAAAATCAATTTATTGTTGGTGTGGGATCAGGATATGGGTTAAATACAAAAGGTGGCAATACATCTACAACTATCAGTGTAGATCAAATACCAGCACATAGCCATACAGTATCGGATCCTGGTCACTCCCATACTGTTGGACCATTTCAAGTTGCAAATTCAGGAAGCTGTAATGGCGAAGTAAAGTGGGGATGTGGTGATAATGAAGGACCTACACCCGCGACAGGTACAAGTGCAAGTATGACGGGTATCACTATTAGTAATACAGGAAGTGGAAATCCAATTGATACCAGACCACCCTATACTGCACTAAATTATATCATTAAATATTAAAATAATTCTATACTAGATATGTCATCTGTTCAATCCGGTTCATCTCGACAGCCGGCTCGCCGATTTGTCTCTTCTGGACCTTTCCACAGAGACATTTTTAGCTATACCTATGTTACTAACCCCTACCCTGAAGGAACGCTAGCAGCAAACATACCAGGAGCCAATGTACGAACCTGCCCGGCGGGTCGTGTACTACGTGAAAGTGGTAAAAAACTGTATCCCGTTATTAATCCAGGTGTCTCTACCTACATGATAGGTGTTATTGATACACAGTCAGGTATCTCAGGATTTATTGACCCAAATTCGCCCTTATTTGCGGTATACAGCACGGAGCTTCCTGCGGTTATGAAGGATGGATGCGATCCTGGTCCGCAGGGACGCAAAGATGTGGGTCCACCACTGTATACGAATGGAAATATGTATGTTGCAGAGGATGGTGTGGTAGATGGTACACTTACAGCAAGTGTATTGGTTGCAGATGAGGCAATAATTGAGACCGGCAGTTTTTCAACGATGACAGGTGCCGTGTTAGAAGTGGATGAAGCAACTGTTTCCTCTTTGCTGGGTGGTAATCTTTCTGTTAGCTCCACCGAATCACAATATGTTCTGGCATCCACGATAGAATCCGGTTTTATTCAAGCGGTTACTGGACGTTTTGAGCAATTGGCTATTTCTACATTTGCAGCAGTTGCTGGAGCAGTTACATCTGAACTGTATGTTAATCAGCTATCAACTGCCAATATCTATTCCGATTACATTACTACGCAGCAGCTTGATGCTGGCACAAACCTAGAAGTTGATAATCTAGTGGTACGATCTGTCCTGACAGCAAGCACAATTGACGTAGATCAATTAACTGTACAGTCAATTGATGAGGTAAGCACCCTCACTGTAAGTTCATTGTATTCAGACTCGATTGAAGTAGAAAATGCGGAAATTTCTTCACTGAATGCGGAATTTATCGGTGTAAGCTCGTTGGGAGTGTATGATCTTGAAATTGCAAATCATTTGGGAGTATATGAGTGTGCTATTTCAACCCTTATTGTCGGTAATGCATCCATTTCAACATTGGATGCAGCTGGCATTGAGTTCTCTAGCATTTCTGGAGATAACATCGAAGTGGAAGAATTGTATGCTTCTACCATTGAATTTTCCACCATGTCTGGTGATAGCATCGAAGTAGAGGAATTATATACTTCTAGTATCGAGGTTTCCACGATTCAAGCTAACTTGATTACAGTAAGCTCATTGGGTGTATTTGATATTGAAATTGCTAATAACTTGTTAGCATTCAATGTTTCATTTTCAACGCTTGACGCAGGCAATGCATCCATTTCATCACTTGATGTAGATAGTGCATCCATTTCATCACTTGATGCTTTTGCGATTGAGTTTTCTACCATATCGGGTGACAATATTGAAGCAGAATATGTAAATGTATCAACCATTGAGTTTTCTACTATGTCTGGTGAAGTCGCTGATATTAGTGTGTTAACGGTTTCTACCCTTCGAGGCGATCTTGCAACATTAAGCTGCATTAATGTCAATGATCTTTTTGCTTCGACTATCAATGATGTACGTGAGATCAATGTATCAGAATTTAGCGCATCAACGATCGATGCGGCGGGACCAATTGTGTCAAATGGCCAGATTCGCGGAGTAGGACCAAGCGGTCGCCGTGATCCACTGAATGGAGCTGCCGCACAGATTCATCTTGATATCGCAGCTGGACCATTTCTCTACATTTATGGAAATGGTGACAACGTGGTGACATGCTCTAACTTTAACTTTTGTGATCAACTCTTTTTGCAGACATCTGGTACAGGAACACTGACCTTTTCTACTGGTTTTGGAGTATCAGATATTCACATGGACAAAGTAGCGGGTATGATTAACTTTGTATGCGATGGCTTTCACATGATTGAGCTAGGTCGCTCGAATTGGACATATAATTTTTAGAATAGTAACTTAAAACCTATCCATACATACTTATTTAGTAATGTCGTCCACTACTAAATATGCAATTGGAATTGACCTCGGAACCACTTATTCATGCGTGGGTGTCTGGCAGAATGATCGCGTAGAAATTATTGCGAATGAGCATGGCAATCGTACTACGCCGTCCTATGTCGCCTTTACGGATTCGGAACGGTTGATCGGTGATGCTGCAAAGAATCAGGCATCTGCTAATCCGAAAAACACAGTATTTGATGCAAAGCGTCTAATTGGTCGTAAAATCGATGATACTAATGTACAGGCTGATATAAAGCATTGGCCATTTGAAGTAACTGCTGGTGCAGGCGGTAAGACACAAATTGGTGTTGATTTTAAGGGCGAGCAAAAGACATATCTTCCTGAGGAGATCTCTGCCATGGTTTTGACCAAGATGAAGCAGACGGCAGAGGCCTATTTGGGTTCAGAAGTGAAGGATGCGGTGATTACTGTGCCCGCTTACTTTAATGATTCTCAGCGCCAAGCGACAAAGGATGCAGGTATGATTGCAGGTCTGAATGTTCTGCGAATCATCAATGAGCCAACAGCTGCTGCATTGGCGTATGGCCTTGATAAGAAGAAGTCAGGAGAGCAGAATGTGGTGATCTTTGATTGCGGTGGCGGTACACATGATGTATCCCTCATTACAATCGATGATGGCGTATTTGAAGTAAAGGCTACTGCGGGTGATACCCATCTTGGTGGTGAGGACTTTGATAGTGCGATGGTGGATTGGTGTGTACAGGAATTTGAGCGAAAGAATAAGGGTACTCTTGTGAAGGGCAATGATCGTGCTCTTCGTCGTCTACGTACGGCATGTGAGCGTGCCAAGCGATCACTAAGTACTTCGACACAGGCTACCATTGAAGTGGATGCTCTGGCAGCAGGTATTGATTTTAACACTGTCTTTACCCGTGCCAAATTCGAATCTATTTGTGAGGCTGCCTTTCGTCGTACCATCGCACCTCTTGAGCAAGTTCTGCGTGATGCAGAAATGTCGAAGACAGACATTCATGAAGTGGTTATGGTCGGTGGTTCAACACGCATTCCCAAGATTCGCGAACTGGTAAGCAACTTCTTTAATGGAAAGAAGCTAAATGACTCTGTTCATCCTGATGAGGCGGTTGCCTATGGCGCAGCAGTTCAGGCGCATATTTTAACCAATGGTCGCACAGGTACCGATCGTACTTCCGATCTAATCTTATTGGATGTTGCCCCACTCTCGCTCGGTCTGGAGACAGCAGGTGGTGTCATGACCCCATTGATCAAGCGGAATACCACCGTGCCCTGCAAAAAGGGACAGACCTTCTCGACCTATGCCGATAATCAACCAGGTGTCCTGATCCAAGTCTATGAAGGTGAACGTCAGTTTACACGTGACTGCAATCGTCTCGGCGACTTCAAGCTCGAGGGTATTCCACCCTTGCCACGCGGAGTTCCACAAATTGAAGTCTCCTTTGATGTGGATGCAAACGGTATTCTGAATGTAACCGCCGCAGAGAAGTCCACGGGCAAGTCCAACAAGATTACAATTACGAATGATAAGGGTCGCCTTAGTCGTGAGGAGATTGATCGTCTGGTACAGGAGGCAGAGAAGCATGCCGCAGAGGACAAAGATCGTATGGAGCGAGTCGATGCTAAGAATCAATTGGAAGCTTATCTGTATAATGTACGCAATACCGTGCGTGAGGACAAGGTAAAAGAGTCTATCGGTGCAGAGACCGCAAAGGAAGTAGAGACCTGGGTACAGGAGGGTATTGATTGGCTGGAACAGAATCCCGATGCAACAAAGGAGTCCTATGCAGAGAAGCAGAAGGAGTATGAAGAGAAGATTCGCCCTATCATGACCAAGATGTATCAAGACGCTGGTGCGCCTGGATCAGAGTCTACCAAGACTCCTAACGTAGAGGAGGTTGACTAAAAAATAATACTTTGATAAGCTAAAAAATAAACCGATACGGAATAAAAATTATTTCCTAATCAGTTTAAAATCCGAATATAATAAATAGTCATGGAGAAGAGTGAAGAGTATCAAAAACTATATTCTCTATTAACAGGTCTATCCTCCAAAGGGGGTTCTAATGCAAATGATGGGACAATTCCTCAAATATCACTCAAAGAACTACTCGTAGGGAAAAACACAGTTACAAAATCGGCAGTAAGACCAGAAATAATTGTGGCGCCTCCTGTGGCGCCTCCTGTGGCGAAAAAATGCAAGGCAACGATTATATCGAAGCCAGCTGTCAAACTGCCGACAGTATTGGTATTAGATATTCCTGAACTTGCAAAACCAGAACCATTCATAAAGAAAGAACAAAAACCAAAGAGGCGTCTTATCATTGTGGAAGAAGAATCGGAACCTGTTATTACATGTGAGGCGTGTCATAAAATATTTAGCTCTACCCTTAATCGATGTAGACATATGATCACATCAAATGCTTGTAAAAAATGGTTAGCACTTCCTGAGAAAGATAGGAATCGCCCTTTGATGCCGCCTATTCATGAGTTAGTGGATAAATGGTTACATGATGCTATTTCACGGCCAACTGATAATTTGTGCCAATTTTGTACAACGATCTTTTCCAATAAGGGCAATCTTCATAAACATTATCAAACCTCGATGGTGTGCAATCGTCTAGCGTATCTCAGTTTTATGAAATTAATGAGCAGTCTAAATAAATGATACACGTATTTACGTATGATTTATTTAATTATTACAACCTCTCTTCATAATCGTTATGGATCCTCTATCAATCGAGACCAACAATATCAATCGGCCATTCGTGAAATTCTAGCCCATCTTCCTGAAACCATTCAGCCCATTATTGTAGAAAATAATGGATTACGTCCAACCTTTCTTGATCATTTTATTCATGTAGGTAAACCAGTACCAGTGATGTATACCGATCACAATGAAACGAGAAAGAGTAAAGGTATGAAAGAGGTTTTAGACATTCAATATGTCATTCGTCAGTATGGTATTGATAATAATGATATGGTAATCAAAGTCACAGGGCGATATCGTGTGACCTCTTCTCTCTTCTTTCAAGAGGTGATCAATTATCAAGAGCATTATGATGCTTTTATTAAGTTTTATGGAGTGTCTAGTTTGTCATTTAATCCGAATGAATCGGTACTGGGTCTCTATGCGATGCGTGCCTATTTACTACTTTGGTGGCATCCTACATCGATTGATCTGTCTTCTTCTGCTGAAGTGGCATTTGCAAAATATGCGAAGAGATCGTGTAGTCGTATCAAGGAAATAGAATATCTTGGTCTAACCTGTATATTTGCAGAGGATGGAAGAATATTAGATGTCTAATGTTTTCTTCGAGTAGAACGCGCACGAAGTCTTTTCTTCTTTGTTTTATTCTTTCCTCCAAAGGAAACACGACGTGACGGCTTTGCTGGTGTAAAAGGTCTGAAATTATTTGTAGACTGATTGGAAAGAGGCCGAAGTCTTTCCAGAAATTCTTGCGCATTTTGTAAACGAATTGCATATTTATCCTGCTTCTTTTTACATTTTGCATTATTGTAATGACCTTTATCTTGAATACAATATGTCGTATGAAAACGATACATATAACCGATCTGTTCCATGGCACTTAAGACAAACCCATAATAGCCAATTGAGCAAAAGGGATCCAAGAATTGGCTCTCCCCTTGACATAAGTTGGCTGGCTCTGTGGTTTTGTATTTTGTTATTGAATTTTTAGAAGCCTGTAAAATACGAACTACATGAATGACGGTGGGTGCACAGGTATAGCTTTCCATTCGGTAACTTAGTGCATCACCGATTAAAAACATCGTTTCTGCAATTCGATCAGAATTACGCAATACATCATCTTTTAAAAGTGCATCCTTTGACTCTTCTGCTCGTTTTACTTTTTCATAATAGGCTCGTCGAGCTGAATCATAATCCATTTTCAAAAAAGAAGACATGCGATCCAATGCTTCTTGATAGAGTGTTTCATTCAATAGCTGCTCTTGGATGAAAGGGTTCGTAACTGATTGATAAATTCGTTTCATTTCTTTTACATTTCTTGAATTAGAAGGTTTCTGTTTATCATATGCTAATAATATATTTCGAGCAATGCTATTGTAGGCACACGATAGCATCTTTTGAAAATGTTTGGCACGAAAAATGCTAGAATCTAAATAAAACATATCAGGATATTTGTCTTTTTTTTCTTCATTTAAATTGGGAATGGTCATCATGTCTGCATAGGTTTCAATATCAAATGCAAGACTTGGTTTTCCAGTAAAAATAAGAAAAAGAGATTCAAATGCAGCCACGACATAATCCAATCCTCCTACTGATAATCCTGTACCTGAGTATTGAATACCAAGATCAATATCAGAGGTTGGCGTTAAACTTCCGAAAATGCCCATTTTAAAATTCATACATTCTTTGGAAATATCATAACGATAATCTGTATAGAATACAGAAGCGTATACCTCTTTATACAATTGTTCTGATTGAAATGTCATTGTGGCGAAAATAAGCAATTGATAAAATAAGTAGGTTCGAGCAATCCAGAGCTCCTGTTGATTATTTGAGTGCGAAATTTCATCTACATAGTCATTTTCACCTAAATGTTCCAATAGAAAAGAAAGAATAGGCTGTATATTTTCTTTCATTGACTCTAGCGTTGCATCGGACGCATAGTATAAAATAAAAGATAGGTTGGATGAATGTTTAGTTGATTCTTTGAATTGAACAAGATCCTGTTTACATCGCTGTTCAATGCTATCATAGTCAAATACCGGATAAACCATGTTCTATTCTAATATTATATTTTTACTTTGCAATAACCGGTGTTCGACGACGCACAGTTGATGTTGCTTTACGAACAGTCGTGGCTTCGCCTAGAAGTCCCTTCCATCCCGCACGCATCTCTTGGAACATACGAACACATCCTCGTGCCGCCTCAGCAACCGCCTGGCGTGCGGTTCCTTCCTCACCATCTTCCACGCCCACACGAAGAATCATTTCATCACGAAGAGGATGAGGAACAGAGTAGCCAGCATATGTGATCTTCGGACTAGCCGTTCCCTCAATATGATGCTCTACCAACCAGGTTTGCAGGAGATTGCCAAGTGTATGATCATGACCACGAAACAGGAAATCATATCCAATAATACGCGAATCAGATGAGGAGATGCTGAGATCGGAGGGAAGCGGAGTACTCTTGTCCAGATTGGCATAGCGTCCGCACATATTCTCACCCACTTCGCATGCCTGACCCACAATGTAACTCACAGGAAGAATGCCAACAGACTCGATCGTAAAGTCAAAACTGTTTGGCTCACCCTTCTCATTCATCTTAAAACACCGCTTTACCTGCATGGTATTGAATTCACGAAGTAACTGTTGATAGTGATCTGACTCCTTATCAATGCCACCAACCTTCTTTGTTACGGAGAGCCACTTCATAAACATTTCTTCACGCCGTTTCTCATCTGTATCCAGGGTATACTCGTAGGTGCACTGTGATACCGGCATAAACCGCGCATGCTCGCGACCTGTTCCACGAGTTGCTTTGGCAACAAGTTCAATCGACTGCAGCGTGGCACCGCTTCCTGGTTGAAGAGTTGCAATCAAACAAGTATCACCTGTAAGAGGGCTTGAAGGAAAGAAGTCGCTTGTTCGTAGAAGAAGTCCTGTTTCATCTGCCTTCTCATCAAAACCATCCTCGTCCACCGGTTGTTCCACCTTTTTGCTGATATCAATTACTTTGAAGTCGCCCGCTTTCACAAACGTAGTTTGATCTTTGGTACCTGACACTTTGAGATGGAAGATGTAATTATCACCTTTCCAGTGAAGAGGGTCTGACACATGGATTGGAATCAAGCCAATCCGGTCGGCCAACATCTCGTTGGTCATTGGAGTATCATTTCGTTTAATGATAACATCGGTTGTAGTTCCCGTAGAGGTCATGTCCGAGCGGAAGGCAACTGTCTCTACGCCGGTTAGAATGAGACGACGCAGGGTGTTTGCATAGGTGACATGTGTACCTTCCATACGAAAGGTATATGTACGACCATCGGCTTGTTTATCGAGATTGGAGAAAGTCAAAGTGGAAGATTCAAGAGCCATGGTATGTTGTTCTATCCTATCCTCCGATTGATCGGCTTGATCAATTTTTACAATTTGCGTTGCGTTCAACCACTTTATGATTCGTTCGTAAAGTAGAAAAGGATGAGCCGACCTGCCCCTATTCATATTTGTTTCTACTCCAATCGATGTGACTGGTCGAAGGCCTTTGTGGAAGAAATCTCAAAAACCAATTATCACTCCCAATTTCGTTTTATTTGCGTGGATCCAGGTCCCAATCGCCCCGCACTCCCCAGCTGGTTAAAGCAGACTCCGACACTGGTTATTTCGGGAGAGCCGGAACCACGTACGAACAGCGATGTCATGAACTGGCTCTACGAACAAAAGATGCGTGACGGCGGTGGAAAAGGACAACAAGGCGGACAAAGCGGTCAACCCATGGCATTAGAACCTGAACCCTACTTGGATATGGAGATGGGAGGTGGATTTGGAGATAGTTATTCTTTCATTGGGGTGGATACATCGGCTCAGGGCGATGGCGGAAAATCCATGATGCATAACTTTACGTTTTTGGGGGGAAGTGATGCGGTGAGCACACGTGAGGCATCCAACTTCCAAACCACCAATTCAAATGCGAAGCGAAGCAAGAAGGAAGAGTTGTTAGACCAACAAATGGAGATGTTTATGAAAAATCGTGATAGTGGTATTCCACAGCGTGTGACTCGTCAATAAAGTTTAAAAACGATATAACTTAAAGATTTTAGCAGTACCTAATACTAGGAAATGTCGATACTAAGCGCATTTAATACACAGCTTGTCAATTTCTTTGACGAGCTATGTAATACTTTTCCGGAAGAAAAAGACATTAAAATGGCAACAGAAGCCATTAAAGGTGCAAAGAAAATTAATCCTCGTCTTGTACTTGACCTTTTTATTGAACATGTATACAATGAATGCTCCTCCGCGATCTATGAACGAAATATTCAAATGTTTCGCTATGTTGCACAGAAGCGGGTTACTACTAATTTTAATGAAATGACCTCTTATTTGGCTCTTTTTGATAAGCATTGGGATACCATGGGTGCAAAGAATCAGGATGTAATGTGGCAATATATGAAAGTGCTTTGTCTTTTGGCGGAGAAGGCAAAGGCTCAAGCGTAAGCGTGTCTTTTAAAAATGAGAACGCAAAATAACATTACTTAAATTATTATTTCGAAGATTCACATTATTTTCAGGATTCATATTATTTGCAAACACCTCTCCATTATTTGCAGGCACATATACTGGTATATTATCCGGTCGCTCATTTGGATGAGCAAGATAGTACTGTTCACGCTTATTTACAGGTAAACGACGAATTGCATTCGGTAAATCGCTTGATATAATTTCATACACTTTTCCTTCTGTTGGATGGACGTATGAAATGCGATATCCTCTTAATAAATATTTCAAAATGCGATCACGTGTTACTGGATTCTTTTGCCATTTGGTTCCATGCTCATTTTTGATTCCAAGAAGCAAATGTAAATAACTGTAATTAAGCCATCCAGTTGTACCCTCTTTGTCTAAAATCGCATCTTTATCCATTGCATAAATGTGCTTTCCATCATACCAGTTCATACATACTGATAAATCAAAATTTCGAATAATTTTCTCAGGTGGCATATCGGATTGTCCACGAACTAGATCCATTTCGGCATAGAGACCATCAACTGTTCGTTCATGTTTAAAAACAGAATAGATTCCATTCTTATCAAAAAACCCCTTTCTTTTACCCTTTGCACGATTAGTCACAAATTTTCTAATTCTAAAAGGATGATCATCATCCCATCCTGGATCACAGTTAAACAATAATGCCATGACTTTATAAAACTCTGGGAATTTGTCAGGAATACGAAATGGTACATAAATATCAATATCAACCGATGGCTTGGATCGATCCTCCACCGATAATCCCATATTTTTTAATACAAATCCACCACTAATTCGAAGGTGATATTGATTAATAACCTCCTTTATAAAGATAAGAATCTCTTCATTCGATGCAACTTTTTCATCATTAAAATTTTTTTCATATCCACTTCGAAAGAATTTTACAAGACCCTCTTCAAATGACTCCTCATATCTCCTTTCCATTTTTCCAGGCCTACCATGTGTCCATCGTCGCTTACTTGCTTCAATATCCTGCAATCTCTTTGCAGTAGCCTCTGTAAGCCGTTCTCGTTTTTGTGCTCTTCGTGATAAAGGAGCAGAAATTCGCGAAAGATCCAAAATATCATCTGGATCACCCTTCAGCGATGCCATGGATGAGGTAGGTTCGGTAGGTCCAATTGGATCATTCTCGTCAAATGGATAATCCGCATCAGAAAATACATCAGTAAACCGGATCCTTCTTACTGTACTCCGAGTAGACGATTTTGAATGTTTCCTTGTACTCATCTAATAATGTGTTTTAAATTTAAAGAGTTTTTGATAACCCCTAAGAAGAAATGGCTTGTGAGTCCTCTATGTTTGAAACCAAGTACAATGAGTTTGTTGATGATCTTCTAGGCGCCCTTCCTGAATATACGGCAGCCATCCAGATGGCCAAGGCTCTCGATCATGCAACACGCATCGAACGCTTCCAGGCAGAAGTAAAAGTTGCAAATACATTGGGAAAATCAAGTATCGAAGACTTTCATAAGAATCCAACTACTATTCTTCCTGGTGTCACCATTGCCAATTCGATTTGGAGCTCCTTGTCTGATCAGACTCAAAAGGCGATCTGGGAATATGTCCATATTCTATCAATTTGTTGTTTTATGGAAGCTGGATTTGGAGCAACCGATGCCCGCCCCGCCTGGATGGAAGATGCCATGAATGAGATGAAGAATAAGATGGAGAATATGGACTTTTCTAGCATTATCAAGAAGTTCATGACATTCTTTGCACCAGATAATGGATCCAATAGCAAGGGATCAGATGATCCGAAGCAAGATTCCAGCAGTATGCCGGATTTAAAAGGAATGTTTGAGAATGGCTTTCCTAAGTTACCCGAGCGTTTCCTAAAGGGTCATATGGCACGTCTTGCACAAGAGATTGTAAAAGAGATTACACCAGCTGATCTTGGAATTACACCAGAAATGCTCAAAGAATGTGAGAAAGATCCGTCCCGGGCATTTAATATCCTGATTTCTACCTTTTCCAATGATCCAGGTATTATTCAAAAAACAATCATGCGCATTGGTAATCGTCTTCAGAAGAAGGTTCAATCGGGCTCCATTAACCCACATGAGATTGCACGCGAAGCAGAGGAACTTATGAAGGAATTTGCAGAGAATACCTCCTTTGTCGAAATGATGAGCGGCATTAAAAGTGCATTTGGTTTTGAAGATATGGATATGGCACGTGCCGCTGGTAAAGAAGGAAGTGCACGTCTGGCCACTGTCCGTGATCGGTTGCGCAAGAAGCTAGAGAAGAAACAAGCTCAGAAGAAATAAACCAGCTACGAGTTAGGATCATGAGTACATCGTGTGAACTTCCCTTTTGGAGAGATTTACAAATTCTATTTAAAGATTTTAGCTTACAATATAAGCCAACATGCGAACATTCTAAATGGAACTTTGCTGCCCGGTTACTGTTCCTATCCCTCTTCGTAGGAATGGTAGCAAGTGTTGTTGCTGGACTGGGTATGATCCCTGTTATGCTTCTATTTGGATCCATTACTGCTGCCATCATCATTCTTACCACGCCTGAAAAGGTCGTCATCAAAAAACAAGAAGATCATGAACCAGCTCATGAAAAACACCCAGAAAAACCCCACACAATGCCACATACTGTTAAAGTAGATCCATCGGGTTATCTCGCTCCTACCAAAGAACATTTTGTGAATGGCGGTTCTGCTATGGGTAGTATTCAACCCGTGAGTGATCCAATTGGATATCAGGAAGTAGATGCTGCTCCTTACTCGGGTGCCGCATTGCCTGAGCAAACTCCTCCCACCTCACGCAATCTTTTTATGAATATCTTGGTGGATGAGATGAAGTATAATCCAAACCGCCCTGCAGCTGCGTCTGTTTCGGATCCCACCGTGAAGCAAACAATGGATGATTACTTCCGCATTCAGTGGTTCTCAGATCCAACTGATGTCTTTGGAAAGAACCAGAATCAACGTCAGTATGTCACTCAGCCATCTACTACTGTACCAAATGACCAGGGATCGTTCGCGGATTGGCTCTATAAAATTCCAGGTAAGACATGCAAGGAAGGGGGTCGCGCGGCATGCTTAGCAGGTACAGATGGTGCTACAATGCCATGGTTAAACCAATTTTCATAATTTGTGTATTTTTTTTATTTCTATACTACTAATTTCTAATAAGTAGTATAGAAATGGCATCTAGTGCATGTGTTCTTATTTATCAGTTACCAACTGATAATTTTATCTTAACAATTCCCTTATTTGGCGGTGTTGCTACTTCCATTGATTGGGGTGATGGAAATTTTTCATATGACAATAATCGAGTTCATACCTATGCTACTGCAGGAACCTATACCGTTCAAGTGATGGGTTCAGGCATTATCATGATGGATCAAGCACATGATGTGCAAAATAGTGCTGTTCAATATTTGATTGAATGTTCAAGCTTTGGAGAGATTGGATTAACTTCACTCGATTATGCATTTTGGAGATGTAGCGCATTAACAACTGTTCCCGCTCTACTTCCAGCTGGTTCAAATATTACTACCATGGCACATACATTTGATAGTGCAACTGCAATGAATAGTGATCTGCATCAATGGGATGTATCCTATGTTACCAATATGTCTGGAATGTTTACAGATGCTACCGCATTTAATAATGGCGATTCAGGAAATAATGGTAATATTGTATTAAACTGGGGAAATAAAACACAGAATGTAACAGATATGTCCTATATGTTTAATAATGCATCATCCTTTAATCAGCGCATTAATAGTTTTAATGTATCTAGTGTAACCACCATGGAGGGTATGTTTAATGGAGCCATCTTATTTAATAATGGTGATCCAGGCAATAATCAAGTACACCCTATTGCATGGGGCACACATACAGGAAATGTAACAAATATGTATTCTATGTTCTCCAATGCCTATGCCTTTAATCAAGATATTAGTGGATGGTCAACTGGCTCCTGTACCAATATGTATGCTATGTTTAGTAGTACAACTGTCTTTAATCAGTATCTTGGTTCATGGGATGTAAGCAATGTTCAGGATATGGGTTCTATGTTTTCTAATGCACGTGTTTTTAATAATGGAGATCTAGGAAACAATCAAGGACACCCTTTAGCATGGACAACCTCTCAGGTAACTAACATGAATCAGATATTTCAAAATGCATATGTATTTAATCAGGATGTGAGTGGATGGAATGTATCTGCTGTTCAAGATATGTCTGGAATGTTCAGAAGAGCCTATCTATTTAATCAGGATCTTAGCGCGTGGGTTCCTTCTAGTTCTACCTCCATGTATCGTATGTTTCGTGATGCAACTGCTTTTAACAATGGAGATTCTGGAAATAATCAAAATAAGCCAATGACTTCATGGGGATCTCATTTAAGCAATGTACAAGATATGGGACAAATGTTTGAAAATGCGACTGCATTTAATCAAGACGTTAATAATTGGGACGTTTCGAATGTATCCTACATAGAATACATGTTCTATGGTGCAACTCTATTTAATCAGAATCTGAGTACATGGAATCCTACGAATGCTTCTGCTGTATGGGGTTTTTTATCGGGATGTGCCACATCAATTACCAATTATGATGCTCTTTTGAATGGTTGGTCGCAACGTACACTTCAAGAAGGACTCTATTTTTCAAACATGGGTCTTGTTTATTCATCAGCTAGTTCCACTGCACGTCATTTGATCGAAACGAGCTATAATTGGAACATCGAGGGTGACATTCAGACATCTGTGAATCCCATTCCAACGAATACCAATATTACATTTACCATCACAGGAAATCAGAATGCAATGGGAGATTATCTGAGTGCTGGTCATACATATCGTTTGGTGGATCTGAGCAATAATCCAGTATCAGGCGATATTGTATTGGACGGATCAGTTGCTTATCCTACACTTATTTTTACAAATGTTAATTTTACCACATCAGGATCTCACCTCCTTAATTTATATGATGTAACCAATTCTCAAAATGCAGGTTATGATTTTCCCTATAATATCATTGTCTCAGGTGGCATGGCCTGCTTCAAGGAGGGGTCCAAGATCCTAACCATGGAAGGATATCTTCCCATTGAACAGTTACGTAAGGGAGATCAAGTCCTTACTAGTCGTCATGGATTTAAGGCAATCAATATGATTGGAAAGCGCGTCATTGATCATGTGGTATCCGAAGAGCGCATCAAAGATCAACTTTATATTTTATCCCCTTCCAAGTATCCTGAGTTGAAAGAAGATTTGATTATCACTGGATGTCATTCGGTTCTGATCGATCACTTTGAAGAGGGAGAGAAAGAGAAAACGGCTATTATTCTGGGGGCGAACTATGTGACAGATGGCAAGTATCGTCTGCCAGCCTGTGTGGATCAGCGAACCAGCGTATATGACAAAAAAGGTAAATATACCATTTACCATATGGCACTGGAGCACGCTGATTATTACATGAATTATGGCGTGTATGCAAATGGACTTCTAGTCGAAACTACTTCAAAGAGATATATGAAAGAGTTATCGGAGATGACCCTTATTGAATAGGCTGTGTTTGTAGAAAAGGCTTCTTCGTACAACGAAACTTCTTAAGCGTTTTTCCTCTTGTCTGAAGAACGGATTTCACACAAATAGCAATGGCAGCCGATTCCTTACTCTTTTGTGCTTTCACGATTTTTCGTACGGATTTGATACAATGACAAAACGAAGTTCTCAATGACTTTCGTTTTTTCAATGATTGGCGCATTTCTGATGATTCCCTCTATTTTTTTATGCTCTAGTAGTTCAGAGATCAATGGAGATCAACCGATTAACTCATTCACGAGATGACTTGTGCGGTATTCAATCTTTTTATGCACAATCTGTCGGACCAGGCCGTTATATGACTACCAACCTGGTACCAAAAGCTACCGGCGTGAACCCGGTTGCCGCCGATCAGCTTCAGATGTACCCCCGTGAGGGCTACGGCTTTAATAATGCAGCCATTGATGCCGATTCGGTTCTTCGTAATCAGATCGCTTTTAAGAATAATCGTTGTCAGATTCGTCCCCAAGCGCGTCCATTCTTAACGGTTCCATTCATGCAGGGTGGCAATCCCTCTCGTGATGTGGAAAGCTTACTCCTTCATTCAGAGCAGGTTCGCATGGGCAAGGAATGCGGTACCGTCACGGAACAGTTCTTTTCCGGACAGTACGAGCCTCTCATTCCAATTGTAAAGAATAATGTACAGAATCCGAAGAACTTGATCCCCGAAGTCGCTGCGAATGGCTGGGTACATGGTGGAATTCCATCACGCTCTTATCTTCGTGATGTAAACTGTTAATTATTTATTATACGATTCTATTTCTTTTTTTCTACAAATAAAATAGAATCATGAGTGAACAACCTCGAAAAAAAACTGCTGCTGAAATGGTTATCGCGGCAAGAGCAAAGCTTATGGCAACACGTAAAAATAATGGATCACGCGCAGCATCACCTGTACATTCGGTTTCTTCACGTTCAACATCTGCCTCACGTGGAAGAACACTTGCAAATCAGCTTGCTCACGCGGAGACTCGTGCCAAGCTCTTACGAGAAAAAGAGGCGAGGGCTTCTGCCTCCTCCATGAGCAATCAAGGGGCTCTTGCTTCGAAAGCATCAAAGCGTAGTATTCATAACGAGATTAACTCATTAGAGCGTAAAGTTGCTTCGTTGGAGCGATCCTATGCCGCAAAAATGCAGGCGGCAGAGAACTATAAGGATCGCCGTTCCAATTCGCGCGGACGTTATGAGCAAGAGTCGCTTGCTGCCCCTCAATGGGCACGCCCTGGAGTCCGTACCAGCCAGCGAAAGGCTGCCAATAACAAAGTGGAGGCCATCAATAAAGAATATAAGAAAATGCTTCGAGATGCTGGTGTAGTAGAGACAGCACTACGTCATGCAAGAGAGACTCTGAAAAAGAAAAGTGGAAAAGCGGAAGTTCTTGTAGCAAGCGCTGCATCATCGCGTGGTGCTTCTCCTCCCACTGGCTCGGTTCGTTCCACATCCAGTATACAATCAAAAAGACTTACTGCTAATGAACATGAAGCAAGAGCTGCTAATTTACGCAGACGTTTGACACTAAAACAGAATCGAAATCGAGCCGCTGCCAAGAAAAAAGAGAATGCAAACACGAAGAAGCTCGCAGAGGCCTATAAAAAACTAGAGGGATTTGATGATGATGTCTTGGATGTGTTTTGCGAGGAGTTAAGACAAAGAAGACGTGGCGCAGCTGGTGCTACTGCCGCAGCAAGGGCTGTAGTAAGATCTATGTCCCCTGCTGCCTCTGCCGCTGCCTCAAACAATAATTTAAATCCTCTTTAATTCATTCATAAATTTACGAATCGCATCAATATTCATATCGACCGAGCTTCCAGGTTCAGTCGATAGAGTCAGCACGGGAATGGTCGCATTCTCAATCCACTTCTTATGTTGCTTATCCAATGCATCCAGATATTCCATCTGGATTCGATCTTCTCCTTGACGATTACGAATATGAATACGCTCCTTAGACGTAGTAGAACCAGTTGACAAGTAGATAATTCCACCGACAGGATGCTGCTTGCTAAAGATGGAAAACCAGCTATCATAGAGCTCCCATTCGAGAGGATCCATGTCTCCTGCATCACGAAGCATTTCCGCAAATACGTATTTGTCTGTGAGAACAGAGCGTTCTGTGAGAATCACTTGCATCTCTGGATGGTCTGGATCCAGTTTCTCAACGGCTTCTTGGATATTTTTCAGACGAGTAAGAATGGCACAGTTTTGAAAGGTATATGCCCAACGCTTCTTGTCTTGATAGAAGAGTTCGAGTAAGCTTGTTCCCTCTCCGTTCTTGAGTGCCGTCCATTGACCCACCGGTTCATCCACTACAATGATTTCAGGGAGTGCTTTGCGGATTTCTTGGAGGAGAGTGGATTTGCCTGCGCCAATGTTTCCGTCCAGAGAGATAATAATATGCGGCATGATGGAGTTTGAATTCCTATTTGAATCATCGCTCGTCAAATTTATGATTTTTGAATGCCATATAAAATTATTACAGAAAGTAGAATGGCCATCTATCTAAGTAATATTCAAGATGCATACGGTCCTATTATTAATGGACACTGGGAAGAAAAGGAGGATCCACAACATTATGACTATCTTACCTCACAATTTGTAAACCCGACACCTCAACGCCATATTCTTGGGATTATTGGCGGAAATGAGGCCAGTCTGATCAAGGGTAACATGGTGGATCTGGAGTCAGATTTACGTCGAATCAATATTCCAAATACATTTGCACCCTGGAGACAATATCAGCCTCCACAGAAAGGCCAGAAAGAGATTGTCCGAGACAATACCAAAGTGACACTCAAGATTGATGTGCAGAAGGCACATTTACCGGCTTATCAGATGATGGGATATCCTGCGGTTGTGGCTCCTTACCCCATTCTAAATGAGGTGTGCATGAAGCCTGAGAAATACTAATTGGGGACGTTACGCCCTGCGGGCTACCTCCGTTACTTCGTGAAACCCCTGTACCGATGTATCAAAATAGATCAGTAGAGGAAATTAAATCGGTAGAGAAATTAATACTCGGTGTTAGAAGAATGGCATCCTGCTATGCGCCTCAACAGGCATTAACCCGTCTACGAAATGATCCATTTCACCAAGTCGATGATATGCGAATCACATCCTATGCTGCCCGTTATTATTTAAATCCCCCCGCCAAAAACTGTCCGACAACCTTTCCGATGAACGTTACCACCCGCATTCAATATTCTGGCAATTCATGGGTCGATGGCGAATGGAAGACAGATGTTGAGTCGGATTTAAAGGGAATTGACCGCCTCGGAACCAAAATTCGATGCAACAACGTCCAGTACAATCCCGATACCAATCGTGTCAATCAAATCGGTTTACGTAATGCACAGGATGAAGATGTTCCTCAGACCTTCGCGCGTCTCGTGGATCCACCCTGCACACTGCGTACTACCGGCTGGAATCGCTGGCAGCCTCTCTTTCACAATCCACAGGAGACCTTTGAGACACCATTTGACTTCTTCATTCCGACACGCGATTTGGATAAGGAGAAATATAATACTCACCGCGAGAATACCTGTTTTAAGGCACGAGATCAGCCATCTATTTCGGAATTGGGTCATGAAAAGGATATGTATCCGCGATACCCATCGATTCGAACATAATCCAAACTAAGATAGAATGTCATTCTGTATCGAAATTGGTCATATGGTATCATGTATTCAATTCTGCTGCCCCGTAGTGGAGGAGGTTGAATATCGTCCTGTAAACCCTGTATTACAAGAGCCTATTTTACAATCACCTCCTAATCCAACATCACCCTATCAAGCTCCCGCACAAATTGAAATTACACCACCTCTTCTTCCTCTTCCGTAAGAAGCCACAATTTATGTTCTTTCATCTTGGCCATTTTTAAATGGCCTTTTACCCAATTAAAATGTACAAGAATGGATGTATTTTTTAATTGATTTGCATGATTATAAAAGACATTACCATTCGGATACTGTTCTAATGGTAATGCTTTCATACGACAATAGGGTTTAACAAATTTATTAAAATAAGTCTGATCATTATTGTCAAATGCGCATACCTCATATTTTTTTCGACCCTGATCCGAATTGCAATCATATAGAGAATGCATGAGCATATTGGCTCGAATAAATAAATAACCTGTGCACATATTTTCATGATTTGCATTTTGCTCAGAATCATTTTGAATCCATACATCATGTTCCATATTTTCTACCCATTTTCGTATTTCATTAATGGGATTTTGTTTAAACACGATATCACCATCCATTAATAACACATTTCTTCCAAGTGAAATGAAATAATGGATTACCTGTAATTTAACATAACAGATTTGATCATAACCCTTTGAATTCCAGGGACTAAATTGTTTAAGATCCTCCTTTTCAACAGAAATGGCAGAATATCCTTTTTGCCGAAGAATACATGCTCCTTTTTCATCCATGCTTATGATAAATACCTTTTTATCTAGTCCTGAGGAACGAAGACTTTTAAGCATATTTAATGTATAAAGAAGATATCCTGAATTGGTTACCGTTGTCATCACAGTGCTTCCATCTATGATAAGACACTGGCGAATATCATCTGGTGTGAAAGAGAATGCCATCATTTATAGATAAAATCACAAAATATGTTTATACTCAAATGATTCTAAACTCGGCTTTTCATAAAATTTTAAAGGTGGAAATCTGTAGTATGGAAGTCGTTGCACTAGCAGGTCTCCTCGGATTAGGCTATGGAGTTTCAAAAGTAAGTCAGAAAAAGAAACCCGAGACACCCAATATTCAACCTCAAATGAATCATCTAGGACAACATGTTCGATCATCGTCTGTTTTACCACCATCCGATCGTGAATATCCACTATTACGAACGAATGCAGTGGAAGAAGGATTTGTACCAGCAGCACGGGGTCCCAATTCCGATGCATTAACACTTGCTCCTAAAGGAAGCTCGGCGACAGGATTTGGTCCCGATTTGGATATGATGTATCAAATGCCGAATGGCCAGACCTATCCATCCGAACCAAGTACGGGACCATACGGTACTGCTTTTGGTTATGCCAGCAACAAACCACCCTACGCTCCACGATCCGTTCCCGGCAAATCAACGATTGGTCAACCCCATCAATCTGCGATTGACTCCAATGTTCCTATGGTTGAATATCGTTCAGATGGATTTGAATCTAGCCCTAATTACATTGACAGTGATTATGTCATTAGTCCTCTTTCGGGTCAACGAATCCCATCCAATGATTTCAAACATAATAACATGCAGCCTTTTTTTGGAGGCCGCATCAAACAAAATATGGCACCACAGGCGAATACCAGTAAACTCGATATGTATAATGGCAATGGCTCCACCCAGATGAGAAAGCGTGAAGTCGAAAATATGTTCGAGACCTCTCGTGCTCCCTATGGAAATCCATATGGCATGGAAGATAATACAGACTTCTTCCAGTCACGTATTTCCTCCCAAGCACCTATTGTTCGTAATGGTGAACGTCCCTTTGAACCTACGCGTGTGGCTCCTGGTCTTAATGAGAAGTTTGGTTCCATGGGCAAGGGTGGATTCCAGGAGCTCGAAATCAACGAGATCATGCGACCAAAGGACACAAATGATCTGCGTGTTTTGACAAATCCCAAGGAGACATACAATACTCCAATGGTTCCTGGTGGTCACTACATTGGTACCAATGCAGATGTTAGTGATGTGGGCGAGGTACGCAAGTATAAGCCTGATACGTTCTACATTGATGAGTCAGGTGAACGTTTCTTTGTGACTACAGGTGATTTGATCAAGGATACTGTTCGCTCTACACAGGTCTTACCGCACACAACACGTCCAGAGACCTCTGTAGAGTATGAAGGTGTGGCCTCTTCGCAGGATTTTGGTGAGAGTTACGTGACGGGTTCCTATCGCATGCCAATGGGTCAGCAGTATGGAGGTGCAGGATATCGTAATGCAGACATGACTTCCTATTATACCAAGGATACTAGTGCTCAGAAGGCTGATTATGGTAAGTCGTCCATTGAGATTCGTCCAAATGAGCGTAATGAGACTTCGGAACGTGTCATGGCACTCAATGCTGTGCCGGCTGATAATGGGCTAGTAACGGCACATTACACAGATGATGCTCGCCCGACTCGTCGTGCAGAGACTACTGGCAGCATTCGTATGACGGCCACGCCCATCAACTTTGCGGATCGTGCACCTGCCATTACAGTTTGGGATCCGAAGGACATTGCTCGTACGACTGTCAAGGAGTCAACCATTTACCTGGATCGCATGGGTATTATGGCAGCCTCGTCTGCACCTGAGCGTTTGAAAGTCTATGATCCAGATGACATTGCGAAGCCGACTCAGAAATCGCAACTCTCAGCGAATCTGGCCTGGACGGGTCCAGGTGGCAATGGTGCATGGAACGATGCAATGGATCCAACATATGCTTATAACATGCGCACGAATCCGAATAAGGAGCAGATTGCAAAGGGTCGCAAGCCAATTGCGGGTTCGGGCAGCTCGGCCACCTTTAATGGTGATCCTGGTCGTCAATTGTCAAAGAAACTAGATGCAGATTACATTAATGATCGCGCATTAGCGGTGAATCGCCCAATCGATTTAACTCCAAGCGCAGCAGATATGGGTCGTGTGGAATATCGTGTACCGCTTAATCTGGATGTGAGCCGCGAGCGCAATACCTATTCCGCAGTGGAGGCGGTGGACAACAACCCGTTGATGCAGAGCCTCCGAAAGAATGCAGAGGCAGATGATGCAGCCATTCGTGAATACCGTCAGTACCTTTCAAATCAATGAATTTAAAGAAATTCGTTGTAGATAAAATAATATGGAAGATTCATTGCCCGGTCAAAAAGTACAAGATCACTCTACTGTTCAAGTGGTAGGTCAAGTTGTTTATGATTATCGTCTCTTTATTTGGGGATTCATTACTGGTGCAGCAGTAATTGCAACAGGATCGCTATTTCGTAGTCGAAAGTAAATAGATAAAATAATTATGTTAGGAATACCATTCTTATCATAAATATTATGCGTATAGAATAGAAGATGCGTCGTACAAGAAATCGTAAACATCGTGGAGGTCTCTTTGGTTTTGGTGAGAGTGCGCCAGCACCTGCAACAAATGCAGCGGCTGCACCTGCTGCACCTGCTGCACCTGCCAATGGTGCAGAGGAAAAGCCTGGTTTTTTTGGTTCATTATTTGGAAATAAGAAAAATGCAACTCCACCTCCAGCTGCTCCATTAGCCCCCGTTGTACCGAATCAGGTTCCAGCGCAAGGTGGCAAGCGCAAGAACCGTCGTTGTGGCATGTGGGGTGGCTCCCATTTGATGGGCGCCCCTATTAATTATAACCAGGTTCAAGCGACAGGAGGTCAGCCATCTGAGCAGATTATGCAGCGGGCTACTACGGCAGGTGGTCGCCGCAAGAATCGTACTCGTCGTCATCGCAAGAACAAGTCACGTCGCAATAAGAGATCTCGACGCAACAACTGAGTATAAACAATGAAACCCTTATTATCTATAAATGGATAATACTCCTATTATTCTAACAGGTTCTCCTGGATGCGGTAAAAGTTACTGGATTCAGAAGTATGCGGAAACGATTAAAAAACAACTATTTGTATGTCCCTGTCGCAAAGATCGAACCCTACGTGATGGTCGTCAGAAGCTTCATATTTGGGCAAGAAGAACAGAGCCTGCTATTCTATGGCTTGAAGGTGCCGATGATCTAACGCCCGAAGCCCAAGCCTTTCTTCGTCGTATCCTAGAAACGCACGCATCCGATGTTCTTTTTATTTTAGAATGTCGCGATGCAGGACGTCTTCAAGAGCCGATTCGCTCTCGATGCAAAATCAAGAGAATTCATCCTCCCACATGGACAGAGTTGGAACAATATCTTCAACGTGAGCACCAATGTAGTAGAATTCAAATAGAAGAGATTAAAACGTATTTAAGGAAAAATGAATATTCATATCGTCGTGCCAAACATTGTGCTTTCTTGCAACTTGACTATCCTGAGGTATGGAAGGAAACCATGGAGCATCGTATGAAAGAGGAACAAGAAATTCCGAACCTTTCTCCTGATAGGCTAATTGATTATATCAAGGCGGGGTATCATCCAGAGACATTTATTCATTCCCTTTTATCGGATGAACAACTCTTAAAAGACTACGGTACTTGCATGGAAGTCTCTGGATCATTATGGGCGTTTTTGGGAAGTGCTTTGCATCGTCGCGCGTTAGATGATGCCTCGACAACAACCGATAAGAAAGAAGAATGAATCGAGATTCGATCTTATCTGTCTATTCCGATGCTCGCTCCGAGTATACCAAACAGCTCTGTGTTTTCTTGGTTCCCTCCTATTTTCAATTCTATACAGATTTGTTAGAAAAGGCAAAGAATGCATCCGCTGCAGAGCCAAAGCGTGCTCTTTGGCAATTTCAGACCTATTTGAATGAAATTCACGATTGGAATATGGAGAAAGTTAATCAGGAAATTCATCTAATTCATACTAATTGTGGATGTGATTACATGGAAGACCTTTTAACAGCTGTATTTATTGCACACACCAAAGTTCTGACCGCTATTCGTCTTTCCTCGAATAACAAAAAAGTGGAAATCAATATTCCAAAAGTAGAGCATTTTCTTTTTAAGGCACTGTGTGAGACTTCGAAATTACTATGGAGTTCTACGTATTTGTTTCGTGATGGAATTCCAGGCATTGAAAAGCAACAAAATTATCGAAACATTGAGACCTTATTAAATGAAGGTATTTTACAAGCCATTCGTAGTCTTGTTCCCGTGAAGTCAATTTTGAAAGATTTTGTTAATGGTAACAATGATGCTGCAGAAGATGATAGTGATGAGGAAGAAGATAAGGCAGATCATCAAAAGTCTGCACCCATTGTTTCCGTTCCACCAGCGGTACTATTAGAAGAACCGAAAGAAGAACCGAAAGAAGAACCAAAGGAAGAACCAAAGGAAGAACCAAAAGAAGAACCAAAAGAAGAACCGAAAGAAGAACCGATTACCCCTATCAAAGAAGAAAAGGTAGAAAATCCTACTATTATCATTGAAGACAAACCAACGGTTCGTTTTGGACAATTTAATACATTATTTGGTCTTGATCATCCTGAGGATTCCGATATGATTTATGATTCAAAAGAGGAAGATGATTCTTCACAAAACGAATCATCTGATGCAGCTCCGGTTCTCCAAATCTTAGATGAGGAAGGGACTTCATTGGATGGTCTAGATTTTGATTCACTTGATCCGAAGGATGGAGAGGCGGTGGATGATTATGAAGAATTGTAAGCGCGGTAAAGGTGTGTGTGTTTTTCTCGCAACAACAGCAAATGATGCCCACATGGTTCCCCTGGATTTTTGTAGGAGGACTCATCTTCATTCTTCTCAGTTTTATTGGAGCAAAATACAAAGATAAAGAATACAAGAATATTCAATTCTTACAGGATTTTATTAGTGGAGCCATTATGATTGGATTCACGGGTGTACTTGTTCCCGATCTCTTTCCTGTTCTAGAGATTCCCTCTCTTCCATCATTATCATCTATGCCTTCCCTATCAGCAGAAGGTGGCGGCAGTGATATGGAATTGCAGGTAGGACCTCCCCGACTTTTTGGTCGATAACTTCTTAATAAAATTATAGGAATACGGTAGACATGTCCACCACGATCTATGATAGTTCATTATTAACCCAACGTCGTATGAATAAGGCTCAATCCGGTTCCTTTATTGGTCGTATTCAGAATTATTCCAATCCGACCACAGGATCACCCTCTCTTCTTGGAATTTATGACCAATCTATTATTAATTCTGTTAAACAGGGTCAAATGCGTTACTACCGTAAAGGGGATCAGGGTGTTACCACAGTAAACAATGGATGCCCCTGCACACCTCTGGATAGTTCTTCGTGCCAGACCAATTAATTTATATGTATTATTATTTATCATATCATACTCTGTATAATGTGATAAATACCTTATAATATAGCTTATTTCTTATTTTTCTTGCGAGTCTCATTTGTCGGAATCCATCGATAAATTCCTGTTTCGGTGCCCATATGTGAAATGTACATTTTACCATCATTACCTTTCATCCTTTTATTGGGGCATTCTTGTGCAGGATAGGGTGGTGAAGAACGTTGAGTATATTTCTTTGTGGTCTGACGAATACAATGATAGACACGCTTTGAATAACGTCGACGCATTTCTATATACCCAGATCATATATTTTATCTTCTACATTTTGCTTCCATACAAATTGCTGAAACATGGGTTTATGAAGTTGATCCTTTGGTATAACATTATGCACATCTTGGGCAATGCGAATATATAGATCAAACCCCTCATATTTCTCATCGCCCTCTTCATTTTCATATACAGTACGACCAGCATCATCCACTGTCCAACTCCAGAGTAGATTATACAAAGGTGATTTGGTTTCATGAACAATCCACGATCCCTCCTCACTCATAATGGGAACACCCTTTCCCTTCTTCTTTGGTGGCGGTTCATCAAATAGACCATCAATTAAACTAACGGATAAACGGCACAAATCAAAGGATGGATTAGGAACTACTTTTGGTTTGGTATGATCAAAGAAGGGGCCAAAATTATACTGATCACCTGCATCCTGATCCGGCCAATGATCATCTGACACCCAAAGACGTTTGCCCACTCGAAAAATGGAGCGACCAAAATCAATAATGGTAAAGATTTTTCCAAATGTCGGTACACGCCAGATCGTTCCATCCTTCTTTTGATAGAACAAAAACTTCTTATCAGTCTTTCTCCAAAGTATATTGTTGGAATGAAGATCGTTATGAGTAAAACAAATGGCGCTTTGTAAAAAGGTAAGAGCGGCAACTACTTGAAAGAGCCAGGCAATCCATCGAGCTTCCCATCCCTGTGATCCGCGCTCAAATCCATCCAATTCGTCCTCATCTAAGAGGGCATCCATTACGCCCTCTTGCGCTTCTTGAGAGATGACAATGACGGGCATATTTGGAATTTCCAGACAAATGTCAAGATCAAATTCCTCTAAATCCGAATCATCGGACTCTGATTCGGATCCAGATCCAGACTCTGATCCAGACTCTGATGACTCTGATTTCGATTCTAGTTCAGAATGTTTAATGGAGGTTCGCTTTGTAATCTTTTTATTAATTTCAAAAATACTCGATGCATTTTCTGCATCCTCTTCCAAATTATCAAATGTAATGGAGGTCACTGATTCTGCATCACTGTGATCCGTCTCTTCAATAGAAAGAGGCTCCAATGTTATATCAATTTCATCATCCTCATCCTGAAATGGACATGTCGTAATTTCTTTGTAAAATATATCATAATTGGGCATCTTTGTTAGAGATCCTGCTTCGTGAACAAGTGTTAAACGGGCACTATGAGATTGCATTCCTTTCCAGAACCATCGGCATTGGCGATAGGATTCGTATTCTCCTGAAATATTAAATTGATAACTCTTGGCAATTCCTGTAAATGAGCCATAGGACAAAATGCAATGCGGTGTTAATTCGAGTTCACGAAATCGGCTCAATACAAAATTGGCAACGGCATCCACATAGGCCTGATTATTATGACTATGAAGCTTCTGAAGAGTATGCTTCCATGTCTTCTCGCTCTGCGGAATGAGCGGATGATCGGGACAGACATATTTCTCTTTAATGATATCAATTGGATTCAGAAGATGAACGATTTTAGTAAATACATCACATGATTCCAATGAGGGTGGATCTGCGGTTGGATCCGTTGAAACTTGAGAGCGCATTGCCTTCCAAAATTTAGGACGATCCTGCGAAATCCATTGTTCAATTTGATATTTAGTAGGTAGTTCCATATTCTTGTGCGAAAGAGCAGATTCCGGAATGTTAAAAATATCTAGTGCTGGAAAATAACGTTGCAAGTGCGACAAGGTGGGAAAGGATTCACGATCATTCTCAGATAGTTCGCGGTTTCGGCAAGGCTCTTTTTGAAGGGACTTGAGTATTGCTCTCATCTTCTGTGATGGGAGACTAGTATGCGTGTTTGTATGGCGCACTAGAAAAATGTAAGGAGTACTAGAAATACAATGGCAGCTCAAGGTGGTGTAAATGTGAATCTCCGGAAGTTTGTAATGAAATCGATTCCACAAGATGCAGTGGCAGTATTTATTGGTCGTCGCCGTACTGGTAAATCAACCCTTGTTCGTGATTTGCTGTTTCATCATAAAGATTTACCTATGGGTTGTGTGATTTCAGGTACGGAAGAGTCAAACGGTTTCTTTAAAAAGATTGTCCCACCGATGTTTATTCATGGAGAGTACAATCCCGTGATTTTAGCCAATTTCGTAAAACGTCAGAAGCTGGTCATGCAAAAGATCCAACAGGACATGGAAAAAGGTATTACTTCCAATATTGATCCAAGAGCATTTTTGATTCTTGATGATTGTATGTATGATGATTCATGGACTCATGACAAGAACATTCGTTACTTATTTATGAACGGTCGTTGGCTCAAGGTGTTTTTTATCATTACCATGCAGTTTCCACTGGGTATTCAGCCAGCTCTTCGTACCAATGTCGATTATGTATTCATTCTGCGTGAACCCTATATGAATAATCGTCAGCGTCTTTTTCATAATTATGGATCGGCATTTCCGTCCTTTGAATTTTTCTGTCAGATGATGGATCAGTGTACGCAAAATTATGAATGTTTGGTCATTAATAATAATACGCAGAGTAACAAAATGGAGGATACAATTTTCTGGTACAAGGCCGAAATTCACGGTGAATTTAAGATGGGTGCGCCTGAGTTATGGCGTCAATCCGAGATGATGGCACGTAATAAAGAACAAGAGGATACGGATGCATTTGATCCACGAGCAAGCCAACGTCTTAAGGTTCCGATCAATGTTCAAAAGCGATTTTGATGTATATATAATAGAGATGAAGTTAAATTCATTTAAATTATTCGTTATCTTATGTTTATGTGTATTGGTTGTAGGACTTCTTGCTACGCGAGAGGAGGGATTTGAAGATGTCGATACAAAGGTATGCGGTACGGCTGGAGTGAAACCATCTGATGCAACAATTAAGGCAGTAAAGCTATTTAGAGATGATGTTGATTATAGTTCTATTCGTCTCTATACTAAATCAGAATGCAATAAAATGGATAAGGGAACATATAGAGACTTTGAATGTAAAAATGGAAGTATGAGTTATAATAAATTATGCGCAGGATTAAACAAAACAATTCAAACCCCTGCACCAAATGAGTGTAAAGTGGACGGAGTTGTTCTAGGAAAACCGAGTGTAGCATTTACACAAACGGTTAATGGTAAACAAGTAGCAATAGAAAATAATGCAGCACAACTCTATACTGAAAATGAATGTAAGCTTCTTAAGGGTGAAAAATTCATAAAACTTGAAGAAATAATGAAAGAAATGCGTGCCTTACCTGACGAAATTCCAAAAGCAGTACAATTAAATGGAGAAAACTATGGAATTTGTTTTAGCAGGGATGCTCCCTATAGTGCAATGTGTACGGTGGAGGCACCTCCTAGTATGGCAAGTGATGTATCCGCGGCAGCCAAAAAACACATGACAAGCTGGCTCAAATAAGATGCGTGTTTTAATGATCTAAACTAATAGTATGGATCCAAATGGTCGAAAAGTAGCAGGTGCACTGTTTATTGTGCTTGTATTATGGATGATTTTACATGTAATATATGGATCTACGGAGGGATTTGTAGACGCAGGTCGTTGTGGTGTGAAGATGCCATCGTGCTCGGGTGAACGCGTACGGTGCATGAATGGATACTGTAAATCCGATATTGCACCTACCTTGCCTCTTTTATCGGATTTACAGATGACTCCGCCCACCAAATATTAAAGGAAAGAGGAGTTGGTCATCCCCGCATAAAAGCTCACCATTTGCTAGAAAATGGCACACTCCAAAGCAATGGGAATCGGCGCAATGTTCGTCTTACTTGTCATCGCTGTTATTTTATTACCAATGATTGTACGTTACATTGACAGCAAAGAGCGATTCGTAGTGTCGCACTTTGAGGATATGATGGTACAGAATATTCCAACTGTTCCGATGGGATCAAACATCAACTCCGAGAAAGATCCCAATACTGATTATTTGTGCCGTGCTCCAAATGGAGGTAGCGTTCCCTGCCCTGAGGGAACCTTCTGCGATGGATCATCTCAAAAGTGTGTCCCCAATTATATAGGTGGTGAAGTTCCAATGGTTGGATATTATGCCTAAAATATAACAAAAAAGTAATGATATGTTGTATCATCTATTTTTGTTAAAACTTGTTAAAACTTGTTAAAACTTGTTAAAACAGATTTCGAATGGTCTGTTCAATCCTCTGATATCGTATACGCAACTCTTTCAGCATCTCTATTAATTTATCTTGATAAGCATACAAAATGTATCCAATAATCATTCCACTCGCCATATCATGCAATAAGATATGACGAAATCCAAAGAATCCATCCAAGAAAAAGGGCATATATTTAAGCATCATTCTATTTAAATAATAAATCACACCAATAATGCCAAATATTACACCCGTTTCCAACATTAATACCACACTTGATAGACTCTTGGGATCAACATTCGGAATGGCTTGATCCAATAATAATGAAAAAATAGAGCCAGTCACAAAATACATCACAGAAATAATAAAGATGGCTAATATTTTTACAGAATAGAATCCAACAGTATGACTGATCATCTCTATCTCTATCCTACAATTTAAGAGGAGGGATCCACAACCGTATTTGCCTCCAGCTTGGAGAGATCATCCGTTACTCGCTCAATCGTAACCGATGCCTTCTCTACCTTACGTTGATGAGCAAGATCACCCGCAACACCGAACATGCTGCCAAACTGACCCGCTGCACCCGCATCGGCAATAGACGCACCCGCAATCTTCTTGGCACCCTTGGTACGCTCCTCAAAGAACTGTTCACGGTTATCCTCATTCTCCTTGTACTTCTTCATGAGAGTGTTTAGCTGATCATTGTTGAACTCCTGATCCTTAATCTCATAAGACATTGGATCCCACGGAGTCCACTTGCCCACCTCACCCAACAGAATGTCATGATACTTATCCTTTGTCTGAAGTCGCTTTGCCTTTAGTTCAGCCTCTTTTGTATTACTGAATACACCACGAATCTTTACACCACGGATGGTATTACGACAGTCATTCATCTTGTAGAATTCCTCCTCCAGCTTTGCCTTGTGTGCATAGAGAAAATCATCATATGCTTCTACAATCTTGGTCTTATTCAAATCAGCCTTGCTCTTCTGAACAAAGGTACCATACTCAGCCATGACACTGTCAATACGTAGACGATTCTTACGGCAGATCTCAGCGGAGGCCATTTGATCACTCTTTTCAAGTTCCTTTACACGCTCATCCAATTGATCGTTGATACCCTGTACGGTGTCTACCAAATACTTCTCTAGATTTTTGATCTTCCAGTCGACCTCATAGGCATGAAGGAACTTCTGGAAAAAGAAGAGTTCCTTTTTGTCCAAGACTTTCTCCGGGCTGAGAAAGCTCAGAAGCACATAGCGCTGGCCTGGAATTTCGGTATCCTCGTCAAGAAAATCTTCGATTACGGTATTTTTATCGGCGCTCATCTCTACGAATTCTGTGTTATCAAGCTTTAAACTCATCGATCGGATCTGCATGAGTTTTTTTCTTAGGTTTGAATATAGAAAATGATGGGCTACGGATTTGCTGAAATTGTCAATCGTATCATTAAGTATCTGATTGAAGGTCTTGTTATCGCTGCCGCTGCGATCTTTATCCCGAAGAAGGCTCTGCCACTGGATGAGGTCGCCACTCTCGCCGTCCTCGCCGCCGTTGTCTTTGCCATCCTCGATGCTGTCTCGCCCTCGGTTGGCGTTACTGCCCGTCAGGGTGCCGGCTTTGGTCTGGGTGCCAACTTGGTCGGCTTCCCGATGCGTTAAATCTTGATAACACAATAAAGTTTATTACCTAATTATCATTGTAATTATTGTAATAAATTATTATATCTAAATATAGATGTCATATAATCAGCTAAGTCGTCAGTTACAAACTACCCATATTTCACCGCAGTATCAGTCAATGTATGGACAGCCTAAGTACAATACAAGACCACAGGTTCAACCCTCTGGTTATACTCCTGGTTCCGCTATACAATCGCATCAGGTTAATCTATTAGGACAGAAATTTGGTCAAATGTCTCTTGGACGTGGCGGACGTAAATCACGTAGGAACAAATTACGTAAGAACAAATCCCGCAACAACAAGTCCCGCAAGAACAAGACCAGACGTCATCATTAATCTAAAGTAATCCCCCTATTTATTTCAGAATGAGTGCATGCACCGCAGTCATTGTGGAACCGCGAAACCATCCTGCTCTCTCTTTTGTTCTTCAAAACGTTGTGACCAATTTACCGAATAATTGGAAGATTCTTATTTTTCATGGAAATCAAAATAAAGAAGTTGTTGAACATATTCTTGCCGAACTTCCCTCTTCTCGATTTCTAACGCCAATTAAGCTGAATGTTGATAATTTGACGATTACGCAATATAATGCTATCTTAATGAGCAGTGCATTTTATAATTGCATTCCCACTGAAACAATGCTTATTTTCCAGACAGACACCATGATTTTAGAACCTATGCTACTTGATACATTTTTATCCCATGATTATGTGGGCGCCCCGTGGCCATCTGGTAATGTAGGAAATGGAGGATTATCCTTACGAAAAAAGAGCAAAATGATCACGATTACACAAACCGTTCTTCCATTCCATGAGAATGAGGACATTTATTTTTCAATACAAAATATTGTTCCGTTACATAAACCATCATTTGAAGAGGCAAAACAATTTGCAGTAGAAACAGTATTTTATGAAAACCCATTTGGTATTCATGCACCCTGGAAATATTTATCCATTGATGAAATGCATATTCTTATAAAAAAATACCCAACCATTATGCAATTAATGCATCTTCAGAGTTTGTAAGAAGGTATGCGGGCATAGCGTGATATCCTTCATGTCTCCTCTACGAATGATCTTTTTAATGTCTTCGCTCAAACGACATACATTTGTTCGAATCAAGATCATGCGAAGATTCGGTTTACCCACAAGAAGCGGTGTAGCCAGAAAGGTAGATAAATTTCCATAATAAAGGGTTGATTTTTTTCCATAATATTTTACTTGAGCAACCTGTTGAAAGGTATCATTCACTAGGTCAACCCCCTTATCACGTAATGGAAACCCAGCATATCGTTTATGATTATCGGGAATATCCTGATAAACATAAAAGGGTGTTTGATACTGATTGGTGAGATGAATGGCAGAGTAGTATTCAAAGAGAGTGGGAACGTGTTGAATGGATGTCATGCGTTGCTCAAGAAAGCGAAGATGGGAAAGGAGCGGCATCGTCTATACCCCCATCCAATAGAGAGAGGATTATCAATTTTATAGAATCGAACACCACGATGATTCCATACGTTTGATACTATTTTTAATCTCTGTAATCTCTTTCAATATTTGATCTATTTTTTGTCGAATTGCACTTAATTCATCAAGACTATCTGTTTCTACGGAACTTACATCATCTTCACGGTATTCGTCCTTATTTAGAATAGGTTTTACTTTATCCATGGAGTGATAATCCAAGTCAAGTGAACTCATTAATAAGAGATACGATTATAATTTTTCAAACATCGAAAACATTTTCAAACCTTCATGAAATAATTTTACATCCGCCAGAATTTTACGTGCCAACATTTTGGTGTCCTTATTTCGATACGAGGACAAGATCCACACTCCTGAATTATAATTCTTCCAGTTTCGATACTGTTTATAATCCGATCCAATCGTCATATAGATGCTATAAAGCTCTTTCTTATACGCTTTATGGGTGTCATCTATTTCTGTTGGGGTTTCAATAGGTACGAAGGAATCCTCAAAGACAAGGCTCATCCATTTTAACATGCGATCCATCTGCAATAAGTCGAGTTCACGCTCATCATCGACCTCGGATCGAACCAGCGTAGGAGTCTGCACATTTCGCCCGGAAAAATACGTCATATACATACTGCTTACACTTGCCGCCATCATGGGTATCATATTATTTGCCACAAGGTGGTATAAGAATTGAGAAGTGACACCACTCATTTCTTCTAGGACGGGAATTTATTTAGAAACCCATGTTGTGTGCTTTTTACTTTCCATATGTCGTTTCTTTTGGTAAAACTGATAGGTTCCACCACAATCACACGTATGAATTTCACGATCCCTGGCAATTCTTTCTTCAGTTTTTTGTTTACGTTCTTCTTTTCTTTCTTCCTCGTGTCGTTCTGCGTTCTCTTTGTACTTTTTACGCTGCCATGCCAATTTTTGTTCTTTGATTTTTTCTTTATTCTTTTCTTTGTATTCTTTCATGTACGCTAGATGTGCTTCTTTGTTTTTTTCGTATTGTTTTTTTCGTGTTTCTTTTACTTTTTCTGAATTTGCCTTTGCATATTCTTTTTGTTTTTCAGCTAGTTCTGCACGATGAGCCTCTCGATAGGTTTGTTCTTTTTCTAGAATTTCTTCATGGTGTTTCTTGCGATATTGTTTGGTTCGCTCGGTGGCTTCTTCACGATGTGATTCTGTATATTCCTTTATTTGTTCCTTTCGTTCATCGACTGTGAGATGAGCACGTTTTAGATTAAGACAGAATGGATCTTCTTTGTGTTGCGTGATGTACTCATCTTCTCGTTTGCTCAGTTCTTGTTTGGCTTGACAGGGAAAGTCTTCAATAAGCGTAATGGTTGCATGTTCCCATCCAAGATGATTCATATGATTGTAGAATTGGGTTTTTTTCTATATGTTTTTTCAAATTTTATAAATTAATGTATAATTTATCGTAATTTACATTAATGTATACGGTGACTTGTCTAATTTAACGGTCACACAGTTCTCACGTATTGCCACTTCATCTCTTTACATATCTTTTCCCACGTCTTATCCTGCAAATACAACTTATCACGATTCTTGAGTAAGGGAAAACACGCCAAATACTCATCCATCTCCAATAACTCGCAGAACTTATATAGCACATAGCCATATGACAAAAAGTTGCGACGACCTTTGGGACAGTGTTTCTTAAAGGAGGGCTGGATCTCACGAAACATATGACGCAACTTCTCTTCATCTTCACGAGACATGAAGGGCGCATTTTGGCCATTGAGCCGATTGATAATATGTGGAATATGTTCATAGTATTTGGAACATTTCATCTTTCGTAAAATCTCGCGCAACTTGGTAGGCTTCAATGAACTCATATTAGTAATTCGCTCTTTCTTCAATTGCACCAGGATATCATCATAGACCTCCGCAGGAATTTCAGTACTCTCCTTTGCTTGAAACTGGGCAAGCCACTCATTAAAGTGATTAATCTTCTTGTATGCATAATAACATACTTCACGCGGCGGATCCTTATAGCTGGGCTTATCACTATCTACCAAAATAAACTCCTGGTGCCCACATTTGGAACAGGTTAGATTTGCCTCGTTTAAACACATAATCATCTCATTTCCGCATCGCTCGCATAATGTCCATGGATCATCGTATTCTTCTACTGTACTTCGACCCATTGCAGGGTCTTCTAGCTGCAAATAATCATTTAAGAGCTGATTTCGTTGAAACCCCTTTTTCTCTGGAACATGATCTGTTGTAATGACCGAATTATTTGTACCCTCTTCCTGTGCTACTTCCTCTAGAATCGCAAGAATAGATCCTGGTTTTGCTTTATTGGTGGTATACGTAGCAGTACCTTGCTGGATTTGGTCTTGGATATCATAATAATTATAAAGAATATTGCCTGTTCGAAGATAATAATTCATGACATCAGATCCATCTTCAATCGACTTGATCTTCTTCTCCAAGGCTTCTACTTCTTGCTCCCATCGCCAAATATCAATATCAGATGTACTTTCCTTTATCTTTAGCATTAAGGCATTCAGTTCATCCTTATATGATTGGATGTTCTCTTTCTCCTCCATCATATTTTGAATCTTCTGGTTGTGAATGGCATCAAGCGTGGTACGGGCTTCTGGATTACTTCGTTTTGTACTTTTTACTTTAAAAAATGCACTGTCGCTCATGGCTGGGACTTATACGATAGTAGAGGAGGGTTTTTAAACCCTAAATGTAATGCGTTTTATTCTTTGATTTTAAGGTATGATAAGAAATGATTTTTATAAATGGAATAAATAGAGAACTACTTACAATGGAATATTTTAGAAAAGTGGGACGTTGGTGTACAGGATGGGGATGTACACGTAAAAAACACCTAAATCATATAAAATTCTCTACGCTGCGTAACCAATATACAAATGAAAATTTAAAATCTGAAAAAGCTCAACCATCTTTTATTGCAAATGGATCATACGGATTTACTTTTAAAAACTATACAGATCCTAAAAAAGTAATTAAAGTATATTTTAATCCAAATGTGAATGATGTTAAGACAAAGGTTAATAAAGCAAAAAATATAGCAAATATAACAGGCAATAATAATCAACGTATTCAAATAATTAATGATTTAACGTATAATGATCTTCCAACCAATATTCCAGAAAAAGTTAGAAGAAGGCTAATTTATCATTCACCTATTCTTCCAGCAATACGTATGCCTCATCTTGGTATTGATTTTCATGAAGCCATTATGAACTATGATAATAGAATCATATTACGTGGCCTACCTATTTCTACTTTAATAATACAATGTCGTAAATTAATAAAACAAATTAATGAAATGAGAAAGAAACAATTTTGTCACGGTGACATTACAATAGTGAATACCATGATTCATCCAGAAACAGGTAAAATGACTCTAATTGATTTTGATCTTTTTTCAGATTTTGCATTACTATTTAATTTTTACTATAGTGTAATAAATGATAACATAATACGAAAGGTAGAAATATCTCAATATATACCACCTGAATTTATATGCATTAATATACAAATGGAGAATAGTAGAGAAGATATTGATACATTATATAAACGATATTGTAATAATGAAAACATGCTGTTTTTTTTAAAACTTATTGGAAAAAATAATGAAAAGGAGGCAAAAGAATATTTTAAAGAAAGTTTTCAAAGTAATATGGAATATATATCATCATTATTTGATTCTATGACAAAATTAAGTAATAAAAATGAAATAAATAAGATGATATCTAAAAATATCATGAACTATTTTGACTATTTTAGATTTGGAATGACAATGACTATATTTTTTAGTAGTTTATATTCTATGAATAAAAATAATAATTCGATTGATCCGATAAATAAGGCATTTCATAATATGCGTATGTTATTAATAAGAATGTGTGATTTTTCAATAATAAAACGTCCAGATCCAGCTAAGGTTTTAGAAGAAATGATAAATATTACCTCAACCATTTCTAATACAAATGGTGGTCGTCGAACACGTAAACAGATGTTACGTTTATACAAGTGAGAGCAAATAGTAGTTCTAGTATGCTTTTATAATATTTTTTAGTACCATACTAAAAATCTTGATTTATTGCATTTTTATATTAAAAAGAATATCTACTATGCTCCCCACTTTTTACCAACGTATTTTTTGGTTTTTCTTATGCCATTTTTTTTGATATAGTATACGATTCTCATCAAATCAATTTTTAGAAATCATTCCGGATACTAATATAACTGTGCTTAATTTATAATTTATGAACGAAATTTCAATTATTTGATATCATTTATTACTACTTTTAAATTTATCATTGTCCCGGCAAAATCTAAAAAATGTCAAAAGTATGTGTTTTCCCAAAATTTTTTTGTATACACTAAGTATAAAAAAAAATGACAGGAGGCGGTCTTATGCAACTAGTCGCCTATGGCGCACAAGACGTTTATTTAACCGGCAACCCCCAGATCACCTTTTTTAAGGTTGTCTATCGTCGCCACACTAACTTTGCCATGGAGTCTATCGAGAACCCGTTTAACGGCGCCCCGAACTTCGGCAAGAAGGTCACCTGCACCATTCAGCGCAACGGTGATTTGATCCACCGCATGTACCTCCAGGCCACCCTTCCCCAGGTTGCCCTGCAGTCGTCCGATGGCTCTGGTGCTCAGTTCCGTTGGTTGAACTGGATCGGTCACAACATCATCGACTACGTCGAGATTGAGATCGGTGGTCAGCGTATCGACAAGCAGTACGGTGACTGGATGCACATCTGGAACGAGCTCACCCAGGAGGCTGGCAAGCAGGCCGGTTATGCCAAGATGGTCGGCAACGTCCCCGAGCTCACCAACCTCCTGTACCAGGGCGGTTCGGGCTGCGACAACGATTGCTATGGCGGTGAGCCCCTCACCTCCGAGGTCATCACCTCGTGCGCCCCGATGTACACCCTGTACATCCCTCTGCAGTTCTGGTTCTGCCGCAACCCTGGTCTGGCTCTGCCCCTCATTGCTCTCCAGTACCACGAGGTTCGCATCAACCTCGAGTTCAACTCTCTCAACAACCTCTGCTGGGACTACTCGAACTCGTCGGACGCCCACGCCATTCGCAACCGCGTTGGCCAGTGCGGTCTGGCTGCTGCCTCTCTGTACGTCGACTACATCTACCTCGACACGGATGAGCGCCGCAA